CTGCGTCATGCTGAAAATGTTGGGGTCACTTACCGGAATAATATCAACACGGTTATCAAAATCGCTTTGCTTGACACTACGCTCCGCACCGTATACATCATACGGATATTCTGGTGAGGTATACTCAGCAAAAACCTGCGCCAACAAACGCAACTCTTGCTTTTGGGCATAATGCAACCGTTTATGCACCGCCGACATTACTCGCGCACCACGCTCCAACACGGCTATAGTTGTACCTACAGGAACCTCTTGGTTCCCTTCGGCCATACCTAGATCAGTTGTGCCAACAAACTTTTCTGCTGCCGTGATACAAAAGCCCAAAAGCTGATAAAGCGTTGCACTTGGTTCTTTGTAAGGCAGTGGCAACAGACTTTGGCTCAAATCACCTCCGGGAGCGTCGATATCACGCCACTCTCCGGGTTGGATTGGTGAATCTTGATCCTGAATTCTTAGACCTTTAGCCTTGAACCCTCCAGGAAGATTATTTAACGTACCTGCATCCACCAACTGCCGCAAAAGCGATGTACTTGTGCGGCTCAAATTGCCCAATAGGTGCACAAGGCCGCTACCATAAAAACCAAGTCCCGGAAGGAACTTATAGTGTACAAAGTATTGCTTTTTCTTTTTTAACGGATCATTTTCTTTATAATTGCGCCGTATAGAAAGAACTTTCCCTGACTGTTTTTCTAACGTGATTATGTACGGGATAGCAACTTCTTCATCCTCTGATGGAGGTTTTTGCTCACTGATATCATAATTGCAATGGCATTCATACAAAATGTACTCGTCGGAATAAGCACTTTGTTCCATGCCACTGATTTGATCTTGGCGCTGAGTAATATCATCTTGTTCATATTGAGTTGGCTCCTCAATGTCAATGTTACGGTAAAAACCATTCTTTTGCATCTTGAGCAAATCGTTTCTGCTCATGCGGAGAACATGCGTTACACGTTCTGCCGTGGCGAGATCCTTTGCACCATACGGCACAATAAGATCTTTTGGTTGAATTACTGGACTTGTAGCGCGGCCCAAATATCCATCATAATAAACTTTTTTAAACGCACTGCCGCCATAACCCACAAAATACAACATCTGGTCATATTCTGGGTCAAACTCTTCCATGACCTCAGTAATCTGATAATTCATGTACTGCTTTACACGGTCAGCTTGGGCCTCAACTTCGGGAGTTGAAACACCCAGTATCTGCGTACGAACAGGCCCTCCAGGAGGCAAAAGTTCCTTATACGCCTGCGCCTGAAACTGCACCACAGCCTCATTCAATATAGGGTGGATAACACCCGTAGCTCCTTGGAACGGTTCAGTACGGTCCTCGTAAACCAAACCAAGTAACGTGAGCCCCTGCTCATACGCCTTACGCCACTCTTCACGGCCCGCATCATCATCTTCAATCAAAGACAACAAATCACTACTAATACGCGCCAACCGCGTATCATCCATAGCCGCAGCAAGGTTATCACCAAAACCAAGGCTTATGGTTATAGATTTATCTTCCTCACCCAAAGTAACAACCGCACTACCATCATCCATCATTTCAATTTCTGAAACATCAGAATCCATAGGCATATCAGGCACAGGGGCTTCTACCCCCTGAGGAGTATTATCTATCTCATACTCATCACTTACAGGATAATCATCTATCTGTCCCTCTAACGGGAAAGCACTCACAGGCTGACTACGGATTTCTTTTTCGATATTATTAAATGGATTTTTAGCCATTAGTAGTACATCCTCCGAACGGTAGATTCATTCCGTTCATACACGTAATCCTCTGGATGCGTAATAAACCCACCCTGCCTAAACCGCATGAGTGCTTGCGTCATAGCATCCACCATATCATCATGTTCCGCAAAAGGAAAGGATGCACACTGCTCTATAACCTCATCGGCCCAACTTGCCTCAGGTGCCCAAACCATTCCGGCCTCAAACAACGGGGCAACCGCATTCACACGGCTATGCTTATCATTACCCCTACTGGGGCTAAAGTTAACAACAGGAATGCCCATGGACCGTAGTTCTTGGGTTAGGGGCAACCCTGCCGCTTTACTTTCTATCAATACTGTTTCGGGTTCCCAGTACTTATACTCATCCATTGCAATACGCTTAAGCTCCGGAAACTCCCATCGCCCCTGCTTGGCATCCATAAGTATTATATTCGGCGGGCTATCCTCCGCAGGGTAAAATACACCCCACGTTTGGATAGCACTAAAATCAGCCGTTTGGTTTTTCAAAAACGCAGTATCATAAGTCTGCATAACATACTGCAACTTAGGTATACGCTCACTCGTCCACCTGCGCCACCAATCTCGCTTGATAATACTACTACTATCCGCTGTAGGGGCCTGCATATACTGCGCCTGCCACTTACTCAACTGGATACTCGCCTTTACAGACTCCAACTCTTCCAGTTTCCAAAATTCAGGCCACAACGGTTTACCACTCGGCAAAATAGCAGGGAACTCAACAAGCTCCCACTGGTCAGCCTTAGGATCTAACGAAGCCTGCTTCAACAACTTAGCCGTCAAATCAATCTCGGACCAACGAGTCATAACAACCACAATCGCACCTCCGGGTTGGAGGCGCTGTCGCGGGCCACCTTGGTACCACTCCCACGCACTTTCCAACGCAGCGGGACTCATAGCATCCTGCTCTGAATGCGGATCATCAACAATAAACAAATCCGCACCACGGCCCGCAATACTACCCCCAACACCCGCAGCATAATACTCACCACCAACATCAGTCTGCCAACGGTACGCCGCCTTACTATCACTCTTTAACCGTACATCAAAAACCTGCTGGTAATCAGCCATTTCCATCAACGTTTTCACCTTTCGGCCAAAACCAATAGACAAATCAGCAGTATGCGTAGCCTGCATAATCTTCATCATGGGCTTACGGCCCACCATCCAAGCAGGGAACAAATAACTGGCAAACTCACTCTTAGTATGGCGCGGCGGCATATTAATAATCAACCGCTTCAACTCACCCCTTGCTATAGCCTCAAACTTTTCAGCAACAATTTCATGGTGTCTACCAGCAATAAATCCGGGCCACACAAAACGCACAAAATCTAAAAAAGAATCCTTAGCCTTTTCTGAATGATTCAAATCAGCATACCGCCGACTCAAATCCTTCATACGAACAACTACTTCAGGCGGGACAGAATCCAAATTCTTATCTACAAAAGACAATGGAACTTTCTCCATGGAATATTACTCGAAATATATCACACATGGACAATGGGCAAGGGATCCTAAGGAAAGTATCGTTCAAAGGGGGGTCATAATTTTAAAAAGTACTAATGAACAGTAAAAAACTCGGCTAAAGTAAAAGTTTTTGTAAAGGGTTCCTCTAAGGGGGGTGCGCCATATTGCGGTGCACAAAGCCATTGTGCGTTGCACCCAAGGGTACCTACTAATTTAGCTTTGGCTAATATATGCGGCGCAAAAAAACCCGTGGTGCAGTGCACCACGGGCCATTGTGCGTTGCGGTAATTTACACTGTTAAGTGTACAAATGCTTGGCCCCATGTTTTACTGCTTGGGCTATACCCGCCGTTTAACAGTGCCAACAGGCAAACGGGGTTGTTAGCAGTATGTTGGCTAACGGTGCCAATGTTGGCGCTTGGCCCCGTTTTGCACCATGCCCAGTGCGCGGCAACATTAGGCACTGCTAACAGGTTGTTTTGTAGCAGGGCACGGGTACCCGTACCCGCCCCATTGTAGCCAAATGGCACGGGGCCTTTAAGCCCCTGTTGTTGCCAGTTAGCTTGCACGCTAGGTTGTTTTACAATTTTAACATTAGCCCAGTTGCCACCCGCATTAGCGTTGCACCATGCACGCAATGCTTGTGCGCTAACGGGTGCATTGGCCGTGCCAAAAAGTGCGGCGGCGGGTGTATTAGCAGGTGCTACATTAGTAGCCGGTACATTAGCTTTTGCCATTGTTTTTTACCCTTATGTAAGGTTAGCCACCATTGGCTAACAAAAAAACAATAAAATATTTTTTTCCAAAATAAAAGCAAAAAAATGCAAAAAAGTAAAAAAATGTATATGCACTGCACAATGAAAATAGTGCACCGCACAATAGATTTGTGCGACGCGCAATAGAGTTGACTGATGATTTGATGACCCGAAGATAGTAAGAAGAGTATATATTTAGAGTGGCTGTTGTAGCTGTTGTTTCAGTCTCTCTTAGGGCTTGGGGAGTCCATCTCTCTTAGGGTTTGGGGACTAATGATTCAGCGACGATTTGATGATGGCCGATGGCAAAGATAAAAGGCGCGTAGACAAATCGCCTACGCGCCCGATTTATTTACGCGGCGACGAGGTGAATAAACGCTTGTCCCCAAGTTTTTGACGAAGGACTGTACCCGCCATTGAGAAGCGCCAAAAGACAAACCGGATTGTTTGCCGTATGTTGCTTGACAGTACCGATACCCGCCTTAGGGCCGGACTTGCACCAAGTCCAGTGTTCCGCGACCGTGTTTACTGTTAACAGATTGCTTTGAAGCAATGCGCGGGTAGATGCTGGATTGCCATTATACCCGAAGGGTACTGGACCCTTAAGACCAGCCTTTTGGTAGTCAGCAACGACATTGCCTTGCTTTACAATTTTGACCTTGGACCAATCACCGCCAGCATTGGCATTGAGCCATGCCCGTAGACTTTGCGTGGTGACTTCAGCGTTTGCTGTACCGAAAAGCGCAATAGATTCAGACTTAGAATTTGCCTTAGACATGTTGAACTTCCTTTTGTATGGTAGGCCAATCGCCTACAATTAAAAGTATATAGTAAGACAAAAATAAGATAAATACTTTTTTCTCAAAAAGAAAAGTTTTTGACGATTTGATGATAAGATGATTTTGACGATTTGATGATAAGATGATTTTGACGATTTGATGATAAGAATTAAATAAAACACGATGAGATGATGGTCAGTGGGCCAAGGTCAATCAATCGTTAATAACTATCTTCTCTCTTTGGTTTTGGGAGAGTTTAGAGCTATAAATGATTTCATGAATTCCAAAGCTCCATCATAATCATCTTCACTGGACTCCCAAGCAGGAGCCACGGACAATGGACCTTCATCCACTAATCTTTTGATCGTCGACCCTAAATAAATTTTTAGGGCATGTCTGTCAGGATGGGTCACCAAGTTAAACACGTTGACGGCGTGGAGTGATCTTTTTGTCTGCCACGAGATCTGCTGCGGCCTCCACAGTTTTTTCACAGAAAAACTTTTTGTCTTGACTACCTTCAGTTCAACCCAAAGTTCTATCCCGTTGAACTCTGGATTCTTATCGTCATAAACGATTCCATTGAGGTCAGGTAGGCCGCTTCCTATCCAGACTTCTATTCTAGTCCAGTCAACATTAGTTCTAGTCGCATTATTCCAACGACTCCAAAGTCTTCGCTCGGGCTGTGTCATTCTTCTCGTCCTTTATGGGGATCAGGTCAATCGTAGGCGTTGACGCCAACATTAACGCAGGAAATTCTTTTTGTAGCTTCCTGATTTCTTCCAAAACTTCGTTCTTATCCATCTGATCGATCTTGCCGACTAAAATCTCCTGTCTAGTTACATACAGTCCTGCGGCTTGTCCACGGGCTTTTTCGGCCGAAACTGCTGCTGGATAATTGTTTGCTTGAATAGCCAAATCCCTGATTTGAGCGAGTTTCATAACGTGGTTTTCAAACGTTACGTCGTATTTTTTGGCAAGCTCTTGCTTTAGCTCACGCACTCTTTTCACTACATGCGGGTTCAAATCCCAGTTCATCAATTTGGAACCAGTGACACCTGCGCATGATTCTGCGTATCCAGCCTTGATCGCGGCTTCGGTGTAGGTGAGTTCTTCAGAAGCGATGATTCGTGCAAAGCGCTCCTGCATTTCGGTAAGGCCGATTTCAGCCTTTGGATTTCCTGCCATCGGCGTGTATCCTTTGATCCGTGGCTTGGGTCCAGGACGTGCCATTTTCGTGTCTACGCTCCCTAAAATTGAATTTCCCTATAAGGGAATCATACTTATCTAAGATATTATTACAAGTCATTAAAAAATAAAGAGATATTGAGATAACGTGTTTTTTCCATACGGAAATTTTTTTAAAAATGAATCTCGTGCGCGCGCGCAACGGAAATTTTCCTTTCGCATTGTTTTCTACTTAGATATTTTATAACCCATTGTAATCATTAACAGATATCAAGATATTGTAATCCACGAAAAAAATTTAAAACAACCATCCATTTTAAAAAACCGCATATCTGACTATCTCTTTATTTTACAATAACTTCTTCAATATCTTTTGAATATCATTCACTCCCTTATAGGGAAATTCCATGGTCCGTGTTTTTTGCTGATTGGTTGCCTTCATTAGAACCGTTTTTGCTGTGTTGTGTCGGCGTACTGCTTTAAAACTAGAGGCTTTCAGACAGGTTTTTTAAAGCCCCTAGGCTAATACCCTACCCCAAAAACAAAGGCTCTGAGACTGTCCTAAATTATCCCTATTCATAACCTCGCATAAAAGGTGCGAGTAAAGGCCCACAGAGTGTGTGGGCCTTGTGTTTAGATATCGCCTTTAGCGATGCTGCGTATAGCGAGATCTAGGCTATAGTGATGGCTGAGTGTGCCGAGTGTTGTAACTACTTTCCA